GGGGTGAGTTGGGAGCCCTGCCAGCGGACGCTGAACAGTTCATGTTGTTAGAACATCTAGCGAAAGAGTTCTCCAAACTACAGGAGGTGATCGAAGCAGGAAAGGCCCCGTATGATCAGCAGCAGGCGCTCACGTTAGATTTCTTCAAACAACGCATCGAGAACTTAGAGCGTCATGTTGAAACACTAAAGGATAAAACATCTGAAATAAAGGCAAGCAACGGAGTACACTAATGCAAATAACTATGATGGTGCTTGTGTTATACTTAAATGGCTCTGTGATTGAGTTTATGGGTCACCACGAAACAGATGACGGATGGGAACGCATGGGAATGAGCGGATGTTTACAGGTAAAGCGTACACTCAAACGTAATGGTTGGAAGGATAACTTAGACGGCAGCACAAGGTACGCCTGCGAGAATCGTGACGTAGAGCTTAAAATTAATTGGGAGGGTAACGAAGTAGTTGCGTCAATTAAATGAGCAAACAAAAACCTATACCTAAAACAACTACAGGAAAAAAACCTAACTTTCGTAAAACAAAGAAAGGCGCTGGAATGACTAAGGCTGGAGTTGCTGCGCATAGAAAAGCTAATCCTGGCTCTAAATTAAAAACAGCAGTAACAGGAGAAGTTAAAAAAGGATCAAAGGCTGCTAAAAGAAGAAAGTCGTACTGCGCAAGATCAGCTGGACAATTAAAAAACTCTAGCGCTAAAACTAGAAATGATCCTAACTCAAGAATAAGGCAATCAAGGCGTAGGTGGAAATGTTAAAAAGAATTAAAAAAGTTTCTAAAGAATTAACTAAAGCATCTAAGATGCATAAAAAACAATCCAATGTTTTAAAAAAATTAGCTACAGATGCTAAGAAAACAAAGAAGAAAAAATAATGGCCAAGAAAGGATTGTACGCAAACATACACGCAAAACGAAAGAGAATTAAATCTGGCTCTGGAGAGTCTATGAGAAAGCCGGGAAGCAAAGGAGCTCCAACTAACAAAGCCTTTAAAAGGTCTGCTAAAACTGCCAAGAAAAAATGAAACACTTAAGAGATCAAAATGAATCGTATTTGCAACACTTACGAAAAGCAATGTACTTTGCTTGCTGTCTGTTGGTTGGGAGTCTGTGTGCTGTCGCTCACGCTCTTGTTCCATGCATCCTAACCAAAACAACAACTAACCTAATAAACCACATTCAAAATAAACTTGAGGCGAAATGAAAGACATTGGTAATAACGGACTCAGCACAGAAACAACTAAACGAACTACTAGCAGATGGGGAGTGTTTAGAGATTGGTTTAAAGGGTGGTGGGTGCAATGGCCTTATGATAACTTTAGAGAAAACGAACTCGACAGATACTACAGAGTTGAGCATTGGAAGCAAAACCAAATTCGCAGATCAGATGTCGCAGACATATTTACAAGGCGGTAGTCTTGATTACGAAGATACAGGTTTTTCTAAAACGTTTGTGGTTAATCCAGGTGAAGGTACAGCAAGATGCGGATGTGGTGACAGCATTGCTATTCCACAGGTGTAATAACTTTATTATTTTTAGGAGATAAGGATGAAAGAAAAATGGCAAGCATTATCAGGAAAATCAAAGATGTGGATTATAATTGGCGTAGCCGCGCTTATCGCAGCCTCTGCTATCTGGGGCTAGCTCTAGGAGTTATTGGATGCGGGACGATAAAGAAAGCGGGAGTAGTAGCGACAGCAGCGGGCACGGGTGCAGTTGCGGGGACTGTATTCAGTGGGGGTGCGATTGCACCTATAGCGGGAGCCATGACAAGTGCCTTTGTAGCAGATGTGGCGACAGCGGGGATGGGTTCGTCCCGCACTACTATGGCTGACGGCTCTTGCGCTCCTGATAACTTCTGGAGTTTACTCGGTTCCATGGCTGAAATGGGTGGGTGGCTTCTTATTTTAGTTGTAGTAATTCCCATGGTGCTTGGATGGTTTCTTCCTGGCCCTGTAAAAATGAAAGGTAGAGAGCCTAAGCATCCTAATCCATATATAAGATGAAAGAATACATGAAAGACTGTATTAAATCTTTTAGCGTTGTATTTATTTATTTGTGTGTATTGTTTTGTATAATGTACGCTTCAATATCACAAGCAGATTTGTTTGGTGTTCGTTCTTCTTTTCTTACGGCAGAGAAAGCGCATCCTAGAATATTTGACTGGAGAAACAAATACGGAACAAGCCTAATGTACCTTTCCCCCAGTTATTCTGATGACGAAAAGGCTCACTTCCGTGGTATTCTTAAAAATAACGGCGATACTCACATAGATTTGTACGCGCAGGCTCGTAACGGTCACCTACCCGCAGGCGAACTACACCTATATGATTACACACATGAGTTAAATGTCCTAAACAATGAAGGACTAAAACCTGTACTTTGGTTGATACCAGAGTCAAAACATGGTGAGTACAAGCAGTCTATGGCCGCTCATTTCGATTTCCAGAATCAGATGGTTGGGCGGCACGACAGTCAAGTAGCAGGCTATGTTGTTTGTCTTGAGTGTGACGAAATGTTCTCAGCAGAACAAGTTAATTCTCTCGTTGCTAATTTAAAGTCAAAGACAGGCAAACCAGTGGCGGTGCATCTTGCTCCCGGTGTAGGAGGTTTCAAGAAAGACACACGTTACTATAAGGGCGCTGATTTTATATACCTGCAGATAGGAGATCACCTGTCTGGCGACTATGTTGCTGATTCTAACATGGCTGTTACTATGTTAAAAGAGGCGATGACATTGGGTATTCCTGTTGTTGCTAATGAATACTCTCTTCTTTCAACCTCAGAACAGGCTAGAGCATTGGGGGATTTACTTTGTCAGAACGGAGCGGTGGGAACAGGGAACGGGAGAAATGTAACCATGTGCGGCCAGAGGGAGTCAAAGAAAAAGAAAGAGTGGTATCAGGAATACGAAAAAGAGTTGATCGTTACTGGAATAGGAATAGCCACCCTCTTCGCCGTGTTAAACAGAAAGCCGGCATTCCAATTACAAGCAAATGACAACGGTTACGAGTTGGGATTACAGTCTGATGGGTATAATTTAAGATATTCAGAAGAGAAAATAATGGCTACATATAGGATAGAATTCTAATGGCAACAATTACATTAAGAGATACAAAAGGTAGTCCATTGTCGTTTGCAGAAATGGATAGCAACCTTACTAATCTCAACAACGATAAACTAGAAATAATTAACAATCTTAATGTTGCCAGTGCTATGGATGTTGCTACTGATTTTATTGCAATGTACGATACAAGCACAGGAGAAAACCGTAAAATCCTTGCAGGAGCAACAACTTTTGCAAATAGAACTTTAATTATTAAAGTTATTGCAGATACATTACCAACTTATGTTGGCGATGGAATTACCCGCATTGTTCTTCCGTCTAATTTCGATGGATTAAAACTTAGAGAAATTGGGGGACACGTTTATGCGTCAGGAGTTGGCTCTACAACTAATGTACAGATACATAATCAAACAAAAGGTGTTGATATGTTAAGTACATTACTTACTATAGATGCCGGAGAAAATGATTCTAGCACTGCCGCTACGCCTGCTGTTATTAATGGCTCTGCTAATACTGTAAATACCGCAAATGTTATTAGATTCGATATAGATCAGATTGGATCAACAACCGCGGCAAATGGACTAGAACTAAGGCTTGGGTTTGGGATTTGAACGGATTTAAAGGTTACCCTCCTGCTGTTCAAGTACTTACTCCTGTTCCAGATATATTTGTTTCTGTAAATGCAGATCAAAAAGAAATAAGAAACAACATTAAACACAATGTTTCTTTAGGATTAAATCAAGTTACTCCGCATGAGACTCAGTGGAACAAAGAAATTTGTCTAGTAACTGGAGGCCCATCTTTAAAAGATACATTTGATATTATAAAGAAAAGAAAAGAGAATGGAGTTCCAATAGTTACAGTCAATGGAACTTATAAGTATTGTATTGAAAGAGGCATTAATCCTTCTGCATTTATAATGTTAGATAGCAGAGAGTTTAATCACAGATTTGCTGATCCAGTTATTGATGGATGCAAATATCTTGTAGCATCTCAATGCCATCCAAAAATATTTAACAAACTAATTGATAAAGACATTTGGATATGGCATTGCGATACTCAAGAAGAAAACATTGACATTCTTCGTGATCAATACGGAAAAGAATATGTAGATTTTTTTCCTATCATGGGAGGCTCTACGGTTACTCTTAGAGCGTTACACTTGCTAAGAATATTAGGTTTTCATAAATTTGAAATTTTTGGATTTGATAGTTGCATTATGGAACATCATCATGCATATGATCAGCCTGAAAACGACAAAGAACAAGAGATAGATTTAGTTGTAGGTGGGAAGCAATTTAGATGTACTGTAGCCCATTATCATCAAGCAAAAGAGTTTGTTCAGTTAGTTGGTGCTACTGGATCAAACTATGACCTTATAGTTCATGGTGATGGACTTATATCACACATTATTAAGAATCCAGAATCGTTAAAGGAGGCGGCTTAAATGGCGGCTACAGCATGGAGTTTTTACAATAGTTTCAGAGAGTATTTGGGCAACGCACAGTTTGACCTAGACGGTACTGGAACAGGGTTTTACATGGCTCTTCATACAAGCGCGGCTAGTGCTAATGTTAATAACGTAGCATTATCCACACAAGCCTCTCTTGCAAATGAAGTGGCTAATGGAAATGGTTACGCTACAGGCGGCAAGTCTGTTACTGCTCGTACTTGGGCTTCTGCCGCTACGAACAAATTTAGGTTTGATTCTACCGCTTGCGTGTGGACTGCTACTGGCGGAGATGTTAACAACGTTAAGTACGCTGTTATTTATCAGGCAGGCGGAAAATTGGTATGTTTCTCAAGGCTTACCACTTCTCAGTTTAACCTAACCCAGAACAATACACTTACCGTTACGCCAAGTGCTAATGGTATTTTTGAACTTACTTAGGAGGGATTATGTCACTAGAAACAGCCGCGTGGGTAACGCAATTAAATAGTTCAAATCCAACAGCGACGGACCCCGTTAGTGAAGGCGACGATCATCTTCGAATGGTGAAAACAGTTTTAAAAAATAGTTTTCCTTCTTCATCAACTGCCGCGATTGTTCCTAATGTATCAGGTCAGTCAGGCAAATATTTAACCACAGATGGCACAGATACTTCTTGGGGA